CGGAGCCGGAGCCGTCGCCGGAGCCGTAGCCGGAGCCGGAGCCGTAGCCGTAGCCGGAGCCGGCCGACCGACGCGCCCATGCGGGCACGTCGGTAAGGCTCAGGAGACGCACGGTGCGGCTCCCCATGCAGCAGCGGCCTCCGCCGTGCCCTCGGTGACGGAGTTGACATCCGCGAGCCTCAGCGCCGGGACCTGGGCGCCGATCCGGCACTCCGCATTCGGTCCGGTGGCTGCGAGCCCGAAGACGCCGCCGACACTGCGCGACCAAGCGATGCAGTTGCGCGCGCGAAGGAGTCGGAGCGCGCCGCTGCGGAAGTTCGAGTCGTTCGACGCCCAGCCGAAGAACACTCCTCGGTGGGCACCCGTGGTGACGAGCACCGCGATCTCGCCGCGGTCGCTCGGAGTCTGGGCTGCCTCGTCGGCGGCAGCCTTGCCGTTGTCGTCGTTCTTCTTGCGGTTCAAGGTGTGTTCCTCCTGCGGGTGCGCCGAGTCCTACGGCGCGTTGGAATCCGTCGGGTCGGTGGGATCGTGGTCGAGCGCGCCGGACACTGGCGCCTGCTTGTTGCCGCGCTCGGTGGGGGCCGGCGCAGGATTGGGAGTCGGCTCGGGCTTCGGCTCGACGGCCGGCTTCGTGGGCGCAGCGCCGATATCCGAGGGAGTGGTCGCGACACGCGTGCGCTCGGCTGCTTCGCGCTCGGCCTTCGGCCTCATGGCGTCTTCGACCGTGAGCTCGCCGGACTTGATCGCGTTCAACATCCCGCGGAGCTGTCGGAGGTCGAGCTCCGTCAGGTCTTCGACCGACTCGCGCCCGAGCACCGCCAGCACGTCGCCGGCCTGCACGCTGTGGCGCTTGTGGTACTCCGCGAGCGCGGCCCCGCGGCGCTGCTCCATCGTGCCCTTGCCGGCAGCCGCGGCCTGGGCGGCCTCGTACTCCTCGGCGAACAGCGACTTCGGGACGCACGCGAAGATCGCGTTGCGGCGGGCGATCGCCGAGGCGGCCGCGACCGCGAGCTGGCGATCGTCGTCGTCGGGGTGCTTCGCCTTCTTCTTCTTCTGGACGAGGCGGCGAACCTCGACGCTGTAGGCGACGTTCGACTCGAGGTCGTGCGAGACGCCGCGCACGATCACGGCGTTCTGCCCGATGTCCATGATGGTCGTCGCGACCCGGAGGTTCCCCCAGGCTTGCGCCACCATCTCGGCGAAGCGGACCGACGGGCCCTCGATCATCTTGCCGCCGCGGGGCAGGGCGTAGATGCACTCGTCGGCGGTCGACTGATTGAGCGTCGCGAACGTCCGCAGGCGGGCCTTGAATCGCGAGAGGATTCGCGGGTACGCGTGTGCGGTGGCAACCTGCTGGTCGATCTCGCCCTTGGTGATGTTCTGCAGCGCGCTCGCGTCGAGCACGGCGAGCTTTACTTCGGTGGTGTCGTCTTCGTAGCTGGTGGTGTCGTCGTTCGGCATGGCTGTCCTTGTGGCGCGTCGTCGCGCAGGCAAGCGGTTGGGGCTCAGGGCTACAGGCCGTCGAGAAACTGGCCCGGGAGGGAAAGCAGCTGCGGTCCGCGCTCGACGTCGGCGAGCCAGTCGCCGTCGGTCATGCGGCGGTCGAGCTCGGCGAGCAGCGTTCGGTACTGGCGACGGCCGGCTTCGAGCGCGTACTCGTCGAATTCGTAGATCGCGACCTCGTGGGTCGGTGACTTGTGGACCGCGATGTCGGCGAAGCGCAGCACCTCGCCCGTGACGGCCGCGACGCCGTCGATGTACATGGCGGCCTGGCGCGCGTAGCCGCGGCGGCCTGCGGCCCACCCGAAGGCGTCAGGGCCGACGTCGTCGGCGGTCTTCAGGTCCGAGATGCAGACGCCGTAGAGAATCGCGTCGAGACGCGCACGGCACAGGACGCCCGTGACCTTGTCGCGCCACACGAGCACGCGCTCCGTCGCATCCGCGCCGATGAGCAGGTTGCGCGCGCGCTCGGAAGTCGGTGTGTCGCCGCGAGCGATCGCGCGGTACATCGCCATCGCGAGGTCGTACTCGTCGGCCTTCACGACCACGAGTCCGGCGTTCTCGGCCTTCCACGCAGCGCGCTCGGCCTTCCCGTCGCGGGTCCGACCGTCGAACTCCCACGCGGGCTCGCGCGTGTACCCACCTTCCCACTGCGCCACCTCGAGCACGGCCTTGTGGGTGTAGCGACCGACCCGCAGCGCCTTGGTGTCCTCGTCGGGGATTCGATCCTCCGGCTCGGCGAGGAAGCGCGCCCAGTAGAGCGGCGGGCTCTCGCGCAGGACCTCGAGGCGCGAGCGGCTCGCGAGCGGGAGCTGGAAGTAGGCGGCGTCCGAGATGTCGTCCACCCACACGCCCTCGCCGCGCTGCAGCTCGACCCACGGCTTCGGCACCCAGACGGCTGGAAGGTTCGATTCGGTCGGGATGTCCATCACGGCACCTCCCGCATCTCGGCAAGCACGCCGCGCACGCGCGAGATCGCGGCGATGTCCTCTTCCGCGCACCGCACTTGCCGCTGCGCGGCGGCGAGGCGCTCGTGCGCTCGCACGCCTGCGACGTAGAGCAGCTCGTCGGGCTCGTCGGCCGGAGTGGCCCAGTCGGACATTACCCCGTAGCCGGAGCCGCCTCCGCGGAACGGCAGGACGAGCGGTCCTTGCACGTACCTCACGCCCGAGGGAACACCGGCAGCGTCGACAGAGATGACGAACGCGTAGTCCACGGACTCAACGCCGTTGAAGCAACGTGCCTTGCGCACAAGGTCTCCGGGCTTGAGCGTCACGGCGACACCTCCGGCGGCGGCACGCAGTTCACGTGGAAGAGCTCGCCGCCGACGATCGCGTGCGCGTGGTCTTGCCGCACCGGAAGGCGGCAGGTTCCGCACGGATCGGCGCAACGCTCCTGCCAGATGCGCGCGATGTCCCGCGCGACGAGTTCGCACTGCGCGACCGATCCGAGCTCTTCGATCCGCTCGACGTTGTGGTGGCGAAGCAGCCACGCGACGGCCTGGCGGACCGTCCAGAACTCCGACTGCCAGAGCCGGACGAACGCACGGCGGACAAGCGCCTGCGCCTGTGGGAGGGCGAGCAGCGGTCTCATGCCGGCGGCCTCCCGAAGCGCGCCGTATAGCGCTTCGCCTCCAGGTCGATTTCTCGTTGCCATGCATCGCGCTCGGCGACGACGTCATCCATGACGGCCATGTCGGCCTCGGTCGGCTCGCCCTGGCCTGGCGCGATCGAGTTGACGATCGCCGCGACGGCTGAGAACGCCCCGGCGTAGAAGGCCTTGCGGGTCTCGTCGATCTGCACCTTGCTCGCGCCGGGCGGGACAACGGTGGCCAGGTAACTGGCCCACGCATCCGCGACGAGCGTCCTCCTACTCGGCTGCATGACGCACCTCCATCAGCTCGCGATCGGCGGCGCGCTCCAGCGCGTCACGCAGCGACTCGATGTCCACCTCCCAGCACGTGCCGCGGGGATGCTCCGCGACGGTGCACTCCACCTCGTGCACGCGCCCGTCGATGGTGACGGCCACGGTCACCCGCGCGCCGATGTCGTTGAACTTCATGACCGCGGCCTCCCGAAGTGCAGCCAGAACACGAGACAGGTGAGGGCGGTGAGCACGAGCCACACGCCGAGGATCACGAGGACGTCACCGAACACTGGGGCCTCCCTGCAGCACGGGCAGACGACGCGCGCTCGCCCCGGGCCCGTGCTCGGCGAACGCGATCACGAGACGACGACTCCGCAGCGCGAGGTCGTCCATGCACAGCCGGCACGTGGCGCACGTCAGCTGCGAGCCGGCTTCAACCGGGCAGGGGACCGCCGTCAGTCGCCCGACCGGGAAGGTTCGATGTCCGCGCGGGTACTCCGGCACGATCACGGCGGGCGCGTATCCTGCAGCCCATGCGTCGCGCACGTCAGCGAGCGAGTCGCAGCTCGCCAGCACGGAGAGCAGGGGACCCCACGCGTGCGAGGGGATGTCGCGCCACCTGTGGGTGTACGTCCAAGCTCGTCCACCACCGCGAGCGCGCCACCGACGTGCAGCCTCGCCGAGCATCTCGGCACCCGCCGCACACGAGACGTCACCTCCGACGTGGAGCCGAAGGTCTCGTCCACCGCGCGCGCCGTCCTGCGGGACGCCGTTGGGATAGAGGGCGTCGATCTGCTCGGCCTCTTCGCGGATGACATCGAGCGCGCTCCAGCCGAACGCGGCGCTGTCGAGCGCACGCCCGTGCTTCGCGGTCGCGCCGGCCTGCACGTAGCAGCCGTTGTTCTTGAACGAGCACGAGTCGGGACACGTCGCCGCGATCGACACGTAGGTCGTCGTCACGAACGGACCGAGCGGGACGTTGCGGCGCCAGCCGCCGGGGAACTTCAGCTGCTGCTGCGGCGCGAGCTTCCGGTTCGAGCTCGCACGCTGGATGGCCACCGGTGTCGCGTTAGACATCGTCGGTGCCTCCCGCGCGCAGCTCCCACTCGATCGCCTTCCGTGGGTCGTCCATGTCGCGCATGTGCGCTTCGGCCCTCGCGAACAGCACAGGGTCGATGGCTTCGAGCGCGATGCTGTAGATGTCGTGCTGTCGACGCAGCGCCGCGAGCTGTTGGTCGTAGCGGTCGAGAACGACGGCGAGCTTGGAACGAGGCGTCAGCTTGCAGCGGATCGCCCAGGCCAGTCGGTTGCACTCGCGGTAGAGCTTCTTCGCATCCTGCGGAGGTGGGTTCATCCCGCGGGCATGCGGGAGAACGGCCGGCCATTGCACGGAACGCAGGTTCGCCTCTGCGGCCAAATGGCCGAAGCGAGGTCCGGAGTGGCGAGTCATTGCTCGTCGCCTCCGGCGAGCGTCAGGTCGATGCGCTCACGCAGCTCGCGGAGGTACGCGATCGCGTCGGCGCGAGCGTCCTCGGCAGTGGCGAGCACGCCGCGGCTCGGCGTCGACGTCGCGTAGGCGTCGGTGACCCACCACCAGTTGCCGACGAGCTCCGGGCAATCCTTCGCGTCGCGCTCATCGTCGCCGTACTGGCGGGCGCGAATCTCGACGGGCTCGATCGGTTCGACGTCGACGTTCAGCTCGCCGGTGTCGTCGATTCTCTCGCGCGCCTGGTAGTCGGCGAGCACGCGGTCCGCCGCAGCATCGGAGTCCTTGATCCCGAACGTCGCGACGACCAGCGCCCCGAGGTCGAGCGCACCGTAGAGCCGCACCGATCGGATGCGCTCCCACCCGAAGGCGTACGCGCGCTGAACGTCTCCCCACCAGACGCCGCCGATGCGCTGCACGACCGTGATGGCGTGCTGGCCGTCGTCCGAGTAGACGGTGAACGAGCCGATGAGCGCCTCGGCCTTCACGCGGCACCCCGCAGCTTCCGCGCGAGCACGGCCGCGACGACCGACTCCACGCGCGCGACCGCATCGGCGGTCATGCGTTTCCCCATCACTGCCAAGGCCGTCGCATCACTCGCGGAGAACCCGATCAGCGCGAGACCGATCGCGCGCTCGGTGACGTCGTGCAGATCGCGGCGGGTCATCGGCGCCCCCGGTGAATCGGAAAGCGCTCGGCGAGCAGTCGCGGGCCCGGGCCACGCACGGCACCGGTCGAAGCGCCGACGAGCTCGTCCGCGCGCTCGCGGATCGTCGCCGGCAGCGGCAGAGGGCGCCCGAGTCGTCCGCGGTTACGCAGGTCGGCGCAGACGGCCGCCACGTGGGCGTCGAGGCTGGGTCGGACATCCGCCGACGTGGCCTGCTCTTCAGTTCCGGGAAGCCGAGAAGATGGAAGTTGTCCACCTGGCGTTTGCGCGCTCATGTCTGCCTTTCGCTGGGTTGGCGCCCAGTACGTTCGTCTATACGGGTTATCGACCCGCCGTCAAGAGACTTGAGGAACTTCGGCGCGAACAGTGCTGTTGCGTTCAGATTCCTAGCGTGCAAGATGCTTCACACCGGACGTCGACGCTTCGCTGCGCGTGAGCCTTTCTGCGCATCGAGCCATGGCCGGTAGAGCCCGCGAAGGTTTGGCGACCGACGCGGGCTCGCCTATTTCGCACTCTCACCGGTGCCGCGCTGCCCGAGGGCGTGCTCGAGCATCCGGCGCCAGTCGTCGAGGACGCGAACGGCGGGCATCTGCGCGCGGGTGAGCAGTGCCGCGCGGACCTGCGGCATCTCGGCCAGAACGCGGCGCATCGCGTCACGCGGGGTCATCGTCAGGTTCCGGGGTCGCGAATGAGGCGACGTCCATCAGCTGAGTATCCTCGAGCAGCTCGTCGGTACGCTCGCTCAGCGCTCGGGCCCCGGCCGCGATCGCGACGGCATCGAGCTCCGTCTCCGCAGCCCAGCGGGCCACCTTTGGGCCGGCTTGCTCCTCGAGCATCTCGGCCGAGCGCTCGGCGAGGCGGCCCGCGATCCGGAGCAGGTCCAGGCGGGCGGCCTGGATGACGGTGCAGAGGTCGGCGATTCGCGGCTCGGTCATCGGCGCTCACACTCCATCCACGCGACGCAGCGACGCGTCTGTCGGCATTGCCACGAGCGCGCGCGGCGGGTCGCGACGATCGCCGACACGAGCGGGATGTCGAGCACCCACGGTGAGCAGCGAAGGAAGTCCGGCAGGTGCCGAACGCTGTAGCCGAACATCAGGCCATGTACGCCGCGGGTCGCGAAGCCCCCCCCAGCACAGCCCGCCGGACGCACCCTCGCGCTGGCCCACGCGTCGCCCTCGTGGATGCCGACGAGCGGGTCGAGCCGACTCTCGCGCTTCGCGATCGCGACGAGCTCGTCACCGAACGCTGGGTCGCCCGCGAGCGCGGCTCCGAGGTGGGACGCGAGCCGCACGTCGACGAGCACGCGGAAGAGCAGCGCAATCACGCCTGAGCCCTCGTGAGCGCCGCCCGCAGCTTCGCGGGCAGGTCGTCCTGGACCGGCAGGCCGGTGCGCATCTCCAGGCACGCCAGGCGCTCCCCGTGGTGCATCGAGCGAGGGACGACCTCGTCATGCCGCCACCGCCGGAGAGTCGCGAGCTCCACCCCTTGGCGGTGCACCACGATCGCGAGCGCAGTGACGCCCACGAGTAGTGTGACCGGCAGGCCGACCGCGAACAGGATAAGCACGGTCGTCAGCGTCACCGTGGCCTCCGGCGCGGGAGTTCCTGCTCGTCCTCGTCGTCCACCGTGGTCCGTCGATCGATGCGGTCGAGTGTCCGGCCCATGTTGGACAGCGTTCGGCCGATGTCCGAGATGTCGTTCTCGATCGCGTCGAGTCGCGTCTCGCCGTCCTGCACCCGCTGCTCGAGCGGGGCGGCCTTCGCCTCGGCGGCCTTCTCCGCCGTGCCCCAGTACGTCCGCAGGGTGGTGATGGCCGCCCCGACGGCGATCGCCACGACGGCAGCCGCAACACCAGCGGTCATCGCGAATCCGCGCCACCGCTTCACCCGCTGCTCGAGCGTCTCCTCGCGCATGGTCTGTTGGGCCCCGATCGCGCGGTTCATCGCCCGGTCGATCATCCCCGCGGTGCGCCTCTCGTACTCCTCCAGGGCCCCCGGCAGCGCGAGCCGGATGGCCTCCGCGACGTCCGAGGCCTCGGCCGGGAGCGTCTTCGGCACAGCCGCCATGTCGCCGGTCGCCCGCGCGGCGGGCCACTCCTGCGGACCCGTTTTCGGGCGCAACCGAGGGTTGACCTGGGAGTGCGGGAGCGACGGCCGTTCGGGTGGCTGGCCCATGCCGACCTACAGGTGGACCACGTTGCGGGCGACGACGAGGAGCGTCACCAGCAAGCCCGTCACGAACATCCACTTGCCGATCTCCGACACCTTGGCGTTCGCGGCCAGAGCCCAGACGAGCACGCCGACAACGGCCACGAGAGCCGGGACCAGAATGGCGACGGTCATGGGGTACCCACCTTCTTCCGACCAGGAGGTGTGAGCTGCCATGCGCCAAGACCGGCGGCCAACCCACCAAGGATGGCGGATGTCCCACCGTCCAGCGCCCAGAAGGTGTCGATCGCGTCGGCGACCAGCACTGCGATGGCTCCTACGCCGAGTACGAAGGAACCGAGCGGGATCAGCCAAGACGGCATGGAGGCCTCCGAGTTCCGGGATAGGGTGCCGGCCCCGCCGAACGATGTCAAACGTGTCGTCGAGAACACTGTCTAGCACTGAACATCTATCATTCGTCGCGATTCGGCTTGCACGTCCGCTGAGACTGTGGGTCAACTTGCCAGCGTGACGCCGGCTGACGCGAGCGCCGACCTGCCCAACTTGGGCACCGCCGTCGACGCTTGCGACGAATCCTGCAACGCGCACACGCGCGCGTCCCTGCGCGCACGGCAGCTCGCCCGCAGCCAGGTGCCCGCCGACCTCATCGAGGCCGTCCTCGTCTGCGAGCTGGGCCTCACGGACGCCGAGGCGGCCGACCTCGTGACCGATCTGGTGCCCATCCTGCTCGTCGAGTCGCGGTGCGGCCGCGGCCAGCTCGGTGAGTACCTCTGGCGCCTCGGCCAAGCCGACCCCGAGCTCGTCCGCACGGCGACCAGCACGTCCCTGGCCGCCGCGACCCTGCTCGCGCGCCACCACCTCGGCCTCGACGGCATCGGGCCCGACGAGAAGGTCCGCAAGCTCCTGCAGCAGGCCGAGATCGAGGCTGCGCGGCACATCGAGCGAAGGCCGAAGCGCGGCGGCCTGTCGACGATCGCGGGAGGGCGCGCGGCATGAGCCTCCAGGTTGTCGGCACGTGCTCGCTCTGCGGCGGCGCCGTGACGGTGCCTTCGGTGTTCTGGTCCATCGTCCCGCCGGTGCCGACGTGTTCGCGCTGTGGGGCTACGCCGTCGCAGCCACACGGGCCCGTCATCGACATGCAGCGACCGACCCGACGGCTCGTGCAGCACGGCCAAGGCTTCGAGGTCTGGGAGTCGCAAGAGATTCCACCGGACCACGTTCGAATCGACTGGGGCGGGAGTGGTATGCGCTACGGCGGCACGAACTGGCCCCACCACGGAGTGCGCTACCGATGATCGGCACGCGTGACCTCGTGGCAGCTGCCGCTGCGCTCGCGCTGCAGGACGTCGTCGCGCCGCCGACACCCGACACGCACATCGAGGTGCAGCCCGTCGTCGACATCCGCAAGCACATGCACCCGAAGCAGCGTGCCGCGATGGAGTGCGACGCGGCCGCGTTCGACGTGCTCGGTGGTCGCCAGGGCGGCAAGACGTTCTTCGACGTCGGCTGGCAGCTCGAGGGCGGCTGGGAAGTCCCGGGTAGCGTCAACCCGTACTTCGGCCTGACGGGCAACAGCGTCGACGACATCGCGTGGCCCGAGGTCGTGCGCTGGTGGGGCCTGCTCGGCTGGCCCGTCGAAGACCTCCACGCCGCCGCGCGCACGGCGAAGCTGCCGAACGGCTCGGTCTGGCGAGGGCTCGGCACCGACGATCGCCGCACGATCGAGAGCCGCCGCGGCACGAAGTACAACCGCATCGCGATCGACGAGATGGGCTCGCAGCCCGACGCGTGGATTGCCTACTTCGTCCACGACCTGCTCTGGCCGACGATGATCCGCGACGGCGGCCGCATGGTCCGCAGCGGCAACCCGGGCCTCGTGCTGCTCGGGTACTGGTACGACCGCACCGGGCCGCACCGCAAGGTGAACACGCCACTCTTCTCGTGGACGGCGTGGGACAACCCGACGCTCGGCGACGCCGAGGATGTCGACGCCTTTGTGGATGCGTGGTCGCAGGACCGCGCCGGCATCTCGCTCGCCGATCTCCGCCAGCAGATCGCTGACGGTGTCACCGATGGCCCGGTCGTCGCGTTCCAGCGCGAGTGGCTCAACATGTGGATCGCCGACGCAGGTGCGTTGGTGTACCCGTTCGAGCTCGTCCGCAACGCTGTCGACGTGCTGCCGACGAAGACGGCCAGCGGGGTCGTGCTCGATGCGGCCCGATGGGTGCGCGTGCTCGCGGCCGACTGCGGCGTCGTCGATGCCACTGCCTTCGTCGCGTGGGCCATGCACCCGCTGCTGCCCGACGACTACTGCATCCACGCGGAGAAGCACGTCGGCATGCTCACCGAGGCGTTTCGCATGCGGGTGATCGCGCTCAAGAAGGAGCTCGAGATCAACCGACCGCCGCGGGTCGACATGGGCGGGCTCGGCAAGGTGTACGGCGCGGACTGTGCCGCACACGGCGTGCCGGTGCTGATGGCCGAAAAGCGCGACAAGCCGGCCCTCATCCGCCTCGTGCGCGACCGGATGATCGCGGGCCGCAACAAGTACCTCGTCGAGCAGGTGCAGCCGCTGCTCGAGCAGTACACCGTGCTCGGCTGGGACCCGAAGCGGCTCTCGCACAAAGAGGGCGTGCCGGACGACCTCGCGGACGCGGCGAACTACTCGTGGCGCGACCTTCACAACTACCGCGACAAGGACGTGCCGTCGCAGGACGAGGACGAGGTCGCGAAGCTCGAGCGCGAAGCGGCGAAGCTGAAGGCCGACCACATGCGACGCATGCAGAGTGGCACACGCGTCGGCATCGACCAGCAGATGCGGAGGCTGCGGGGATGAGCGTCGCGATCGCCACGCCCGAGCCGATCACGGTCGCGGTTCGCCCTGCCGAGGGGCCGAACGAGACCCGCATGTGCCAGGCGCAGTGGACCCGCGAGCTCGAGACCGGGTGGAAGCACCGCGCGCACATGCCGGGTGACAAGCCGGGCACGCCGCCGACGCTCGCGACACACCACGGCCAGCTCGAGGAGCGATCAGGCGTGCAGATCGGCAAGCCGGGCTACGACCAGGAGGGCCGCAAGCACGAGCCCTGCTTCGTCGCCCACAGGCTGTGGATGAAGTCGCACCACCTGCTCGTCGACTGGCTGCTCGAGCGCAGCGAGCTCGTCGTCGCGACGCTGCCCGATATGCCGACCGAGCCCGTCGGATGGGCTGTGTTCGAGGGGCCCACGCTCCACTTCGCCTTCGTCGTGCCCGCCGCACGCCGCTGTACGATCGGAACCCAGCTCGTGCTGGCCAGCCAGTGTTCCGCCGCGTCGCACATGACGCCAGCGGGACGCGGATTGGTCCGGCATCTGCGTGCCAAGAAGTGAGACCAAGGCGCAGGGCGACAAGAAGCGACGCAAGAAGCTCGCTGAAGACCTGCAGGAGATTCACGACTCGCCAGCGATCGACAAGCGCTGGTACGCGAACCCCGAGCAGCCGCACGACTCTATCCGCGACATCGTCGGCAAGCTGCTGCAGGACGCACGGCGTGGACAGATCAAGTTCTACCGCCAGCTCTATTTCGACGAGGCGCGTGGCGAGCAGTACGGGCACATGTTCCCTGACCTGTGCGCGCGCTTCAACGTGATCCGCTCCGTCGTCGAGACGCTGCACGCACGCCACGGCAAGCACCAGCCGAAGCCAGAGATTCACACGGTCGGCGGGACGTGGAAGATGCGACGCCGCGCGAAGGGCATGGGGCGCTACATCGACGGTGCTTGGGAGCAGCGCAAGTCCGATCGCATGCGCCGCGACGCGCTGCTCGACTGCCTCGTCACCGGCGAAGGCGACATCAAGCAGTACGAGCACCAGGGCCGCATCGAGTGGTCACGCGTGCGCTGCGAGAACCTGCTGCGACACCCGCGGGAGGTGAAGGCCGGGCACGTCCGCACGCTGTACGAGGTCGCGTGCATCGACCGTGAGGTGGCCGCGGCCGCATGGCCCGACAGCCGCCACGACATCCTGAACAGCACCCATCGGGCGCCGCAGGAGATGTTCGACGGGCCGGAGGACGAGGAAGACGATCTGATCCTCGTCGTCGACGCGTGGCATCTGCCGTACGGGCAGGACGACAACGGCGAGTGGGTCGGCGGGCGCCACTGCGTGATCTCCGACGCGTGCACGTTCCACGATGAGGCGTGGGAGCTGCCGCGCTTCCCCGTCTGCGAGCTGCACATGACGGGCGACACGCTCGGCCGCGCCGGCGTCGGCTACCCGGAGCGCCTCGCGGGCCTGCAGGCATCGCAGAACCGCCTGGCCGAGACCGCCGAAGAAGTCGCGCGGCTCATGCCGCCGAGATACGCGCTCATCGGCGGCTCGGTGCTGCAGGACGAGGAGCGCGCGACGAACCTGCCCGCCGAGTTCTGGCAGTTCACCGGCGACGTCAAGGTGCTCTCCGGCGAGGCCGACCTGATGCAGTGCATGCAAGCGTCCGCTATGCAGCGCGCCGAGATGTACAACATCGAGGGCATCGCGCAGGACAGCGCGCAGGGCACGGTCCCGGTCAACCTCGACAGTGGCAAGGCGCAGCTCGTGCACCGCGACTCCGGAGCCGAGCGGCTCATCGAGATGCCGCAGCGCGTCGAGGAGTTCACCACCGACCTCTGCCGGCTCGAGCTCGACCTGACCGCCATGGTCGCGAAGTCGGGCAACGCAGAGAAGCTCGTCGCGTACGCGGGCAAGGGCCAGCTGCAAGAGGTGAAGTTCACCGACGTCTCGCTCGGTGACTCGCCGGTGGTCGTACGTGTGGCCGCGATCAACAAGTTCGCGAACAGCCCCGAGGGCAAGCACAAGCAGCTGATGGAGCTGTTCCAGGCGGGCGTGATCCCGCTGTCGAAGTTCCAGGAGCTGTACGAGCTCACCGACCTCGAAGCCAACTCGATGGAGGAGGCGGCGGGCCGGGACTTCGCGATGCAGCTCATCGACCAGGCGCTCGACAACGGCGTCGTCACGTGCCCGCGCTACTGCGACAAGGCGACCCTCGTGAACATCGGGTGGAAGCACGTCGCGCTGAACGGCATGGACGGCGCCACCGACGAGGACCTCGAGCCGCTGATCGCGATGCTCGGGTACGCGCAGTCACTCATCGATCAGGAGATCGAGGAGCAGCAAGCGAAGCTCGCCGCTGCTCAGCCTGCCATGCCGGCAGGCGGACCCATGCCGCCGGGTGCCCCGGTCCCACCGCCCGTGCCGCCCACGGGCCCGATCGGACTCGTCTCGTGACCATGCCATCCGCACCCACTCCCGCCGCACCGACCACTCCCGCCCCCGCACCAGCCTCCGAGAGCGCGGCGATCTCGGGAGCGCAGCCGACCTCGTCGAAGCGCTCTGCCCTTGCCGACAGCCTCGTCGGGATCGAGCCGGACGACGACTCCACACCGGAGCAGCCCGCAGCCCCGACGTTCACCCCCGATCCCCCGACCACGCCACCGCCGACGGAGCCGACCACGCCCGCGGGGCAGAGCAAGCTGCAGACCCTGCAAGCGAAGCTGCTCAAGGACCGACAGGACCGTGAAGCGAAGCGTGCCGCCGACGAGCAGTCGAAGCACCTCGCCGGCCTGCAGAAGCAGCTCGACGAGTCGCGGCAGAAGCCGTCGATGGACCAGTTCGTGGCCGAGTACAGCCGCGCACCGGTGGCGACGCTGAAGAAGTACGGCATCGACGCGCGCAAGCACCTCGCGATGCTCACCGACGATGCGCTCGCGCCCGGCTCGCTCGAGGCCCAGGCGATCGCGCAGGACGCCAAGAGCGACGGGCAACGTGCGCTCGAGCGCGTCGAGCAGATGGAGCGCCAGCAGCAGGCGCGCGACGAGGCAGCGGCCGGTCACCGCACTAACCTCGACTTCCTGAACGTCACGAGCGACGCAGCCAAGTACCCGCGGCTGGCGGCGCTCGACAACGACACGCGGCTCGATCTCGCCATGGACGACTGGCGGAGGCTCGCCGCGCAAGGTCACCCGTACGACCGCGACTTCCTCGCGGAGCTCGTCGAGGCGCGTCTCGACAAGCTCCACAGCAGCTGGGCACCGCCTGCCGCAGCGCCTCCACCGCCAACGCTTCCGGCCCCCACCACTCCGTCGAGTCCGACGAGTGCATCCCCGCAGTCGCACGCCGCGACGAACAAACCGCCGAAGACGATCACGCCTGCGCTCGCGGGTGCTTCGTCCGGCACCGCTCGTCGGCAAACGCCGAAGGAGCGGAGGGAAGCACTCGCCAACTCGCTCGTCGCCGTCGAGTCGGACTAATCCGTCCTCGATGCGCTGACGGGCTCACGGAGTCCCAGTCATGCCCAGCTACGCGACACTCAGCAACGTCGACAAGATCCTCAAGGAGTACACGGAAGGCACCGGCCGTGAAGAGCTCATGGCGGTGCAGGCGCCCACGTTGGCGCTGTTCAAGAAGGACACCGGCTACGGCGGCAAGGTGAAGCCGCTGCCGTTCGAGTACGCACCGATCGCCGGCATCTCGCCGTCGTTCCCGGCCGCGCAAGCCTCGAAGGAGGACGCGAGCGAGGACGCCTGGCAGATCACGACCGATGACATGTACGCGTTGTGGTCGCTCGATCACAAGGCGATGTGGATGACGCGCAACGACAAGCTCGCGTTCATCGAGCTCGTCGAGGCACGCGCGAAGTCGGCGATGATGGGCTTCCGCAAGGTCGTCGCCCAGGCGTCCTACGGCAACGGCTCGGGCTGGCTCGCCCAGATCACGGCCAACGACGGCGCCGGCACGCTCACGCTGTCGCCGAACGGGTCGATGCGGATCTTCGACAAGGGCATGTACATCCAGCCCTCGCTGGTGAACACGGCCACCGGCGGCGCGGTGATCAACGACATCCAGCAGATCGCCACGGTCAACCGCAACACCCGCCAGATCACGGCGGTGTCGGGCAACTTCCCGATCGCCAACTACGCCGTGAACTCGTACGTGTTCCTGCGTGGCGGCTTCCAGCGCTACGTGAAGGGCATCAGCGCGTGGGTGCCGGACGCGACCCCGTCGGCGACCGCGTTCTTCGGCGTCAACCGGCTGCAGGACTCGCGGCTCTACGGGGTTTCGTACACGCCCACGGCCGACGACGCGAACGCGGAGGAGGGCCTCATCACGCTGGGCGAGAAGGTGCACGAGCAGGGCGGTGAATCCGACCTATTGCTCTGCCACCCGGCGTTCAAGACGGCGGTTCGGAAGATCCTCGGCAACAAGGTCGAGTACGACAAGCTGTCGGGCACTCGCAGCGACGGCAGCACGGCCGAGATCTCGTTCCGCACGATCAAGATCGCGTTGGACAGCGGCGACGTCGACATGATCAGCGACTACAACTGCCCGCGGAACCGCGCGTACCTGCTCCAGAAGGACACGTGGACGTGGGTGTCGGCCGGCGAGATGCCGATGCGGCTCAAGTACGGCGACGACGACAAGAACTACGCCCGCCACGGCACCGAGAACGCGATGGAGGCTCGCCTGGGTGCGTACTTCCAGCTCGCATGCACGTTCCCGGGTGCCAACGGCGTCATGCTCGTGCCCGACGAGTGGCTCGCGGCGGTGGCGTAGCCCGTGGCCGGCCCGTTGCCATCGACGATGCCGGCGGGAGCTGCCGCGCTTGGCGAACCGCCCGCGAAGTCCGACCAAGACGTCGCGGCGGTCGCCGATGCGCTGGAAATCGTGCTCGGCAAGCGCCCGACCGACGAGCAGGTGGAGGCGTTCTGCATCGCTGCTGCTCTCGGCGTCGAGAAGCACGCGGCCGGAGGGTACTGAGCCATGCCGATCGTCCGGACGCGCCTGCAGATCGAGAACCGTGCGCTCTACCTGGCGGATTCGATCCGCGACAGGAACATCAGCTCGGCCGACCTCCATGAGGCGGTGAACGACCTGATTGGAGAGCTACACGGCATCGTCTCGGTGCGCGATCCGGACCGATTCATCGCGCTGGCGACACTCGCGACGACGTCGGGCACCCAGGCCTACGACCTCGAGGACGACTTCATGGCGATCCGTCGGGTCGACTGGGTGGACGGCGACAACCGGGTGCCGCTGCTCGAGGCGTCGCCGTTGCTCGAGATGGACTTCTCGCAGAACAGCAACTCGGGGAGCGGCGCCTGCCAGTACCGCGTGATGGGCTCGGGGCTCGACGGCTCCGGCGTGCAGCTCTACCTGACGCCCGATCCGGGCGACGAGACGTACGAGGTCTGGTACGTGACCGGACCGCCGACGATGGCGGCCGACGACGACGAGCTCGATGTCGTCGCGTCGTGGCACACGTTCATCACGCAAGGCCTAGCCGCGGAGATCTGCGAACGCCAGGAGCGCGACTCGACCACTCACCGCGCCGCGCAAGCAGTGGCGCGCAGGGACATCGAGACCCAGTCAGCAAGGCGCGACGCAGGTCGTGCGAGACGACCCATCGACGTTCGGTGGGGCACCACGAGCTTGCGGCGACGCGTGCCGCCTTGGCCGTCGACCTGAACCCGCGCCCGGAGCGGTAACCGTCCGGAGAAGAGGCAATCATGCTCATCGTTCGTCCCGGCAGCGCGTCTGCCAACGGCATCATCCTACGCGACGCTGTCAAAGGCGGAGCTCCGATGGTGGACCTCAACCGGATCTGGCGTGGCCGGATCACGCGAGCCCACCTCACCGCGGCTGCGACCACGCAGTCGCTCAACCTGCGCACGATCTTCGCGGGCACGAAGTACGCGATCCCCGATCACATCCTCGTCGGCGAGGTCACCCCGAGCTTGGAAGCAGTCCTCGCCGGCGGTGCGATCTCGGCGGCGGTGATCATCATCGGGGAGAACGACGTCGTGAACGACGACGACGGATACCTGACGTCCACCAACGTGTTCACCGGCGCGGCGCTCGGGTGGAAGGACACGCCCGCCGCGGCTCTGCGAGCGCCTCGCTACCGCGCCGCGTTCACGCCCCTCGTCGGGGTGACCACCACGACCGCCAACGTCAACGTGGCAACGACGTTCACGCTGGACGTCTGCTTCCGCTACTCGCTTCAGCCTTCACGCCGGGCGGCCTGACCGACCCGCTCAACTCTCACCACAGGAACAGCACCATGAGCAACAGCATCGGTCTCGGGAACGAAATCAAGGTGGTCGGCACGACCGGCATCATCCGCTGGGCGCTGCGCTTCAGCGACGTCGACGGCGGCATCACGCTCGTGCGCTTCAACAGCTCCGGCGTCGAGCAGGAGTCGGTGTTGACGATCGATTGGGCGACAGGGGCCGTCGATCTCAACGAGGACGTCTCGGGCGAGTACCGCACGATCGCGTCCGACGGCGCACTCACGCTGGCCACGAGCGACGTGAACGGCGTCATCCAGCTGGCAGCGTCTGCATCGGGCGCGAAGGCGGCCACGATGACCACGACCGGCATGAAGGCCGGCGATCGGATCTTCGTGTACCTGCTCGCGCGCTCGGGCGGCTCGTACACCCTCGCGGCATCCGGCCTCACGATCACGCTGGATGCGGCGGGCGAGGGCTGTGCTCTCGTGTTCGACGGCTCGGCCTGGCAGATCGCCGGCCTCACCGGTGGCGCGACGGCGGCGTAGCCATGAGCACCACGACGACTACGCAGTCCAGCCCGTCGACGGTGGGCAACGGAACGACAGAAACGGTCGCCACCATCTGCGCGCTGCCGTCGAGCGGAGACCTGGCACGAATCACCGTCAGCATCGTGTCGCGGCTCTCGGGGTCGGCGTCCGTCGCACGCGCGTATGCGGGGACGGGTGTCGTTGGCAACTCCGGCGGCACGGTGACCGTCAGCGGTCTGTCCGAGCAGAACAAGAGCGTGAACTCGCCGGCGTTCGGCGCGGTCAACCTGACATCCTCGGGGACCAACGTGGTCGCCGAGATCACGCACGCCGGCGGCGGCTCCAACACGATCGACCACGACGTCGTGGTGACCGTGGAGGTGCTCTAGCTCTAACCCATCCACCGGGGAGCTAGGACGGCTCCCCTGACGCGTCCATGCCCCGCCGCAAGCCCAAGGAAGTCACGGTGCCTCAGCAGGGGCCGGTGGAGCAGTTCCGCCAGCAGTTCGAGAAGTCACGCCGTGAAACGATCGGAGAGATCGACGACCTGCAGGAGGTGGTCGACGGCCTGCCCGGAAGCGGAGGCGGAGCAGCGGTCGACGAGCCGTTCGTAACGCATGCCGCCGCGCCTCTGCTGACCGCCTCGCGGCGCCTCGTCGACGGGGTGAATACGACGGTCAACACGACCACGCCGGGCGAGATCGCGATCGATGGGCCGGCAGCAGGAGCGCCGACCAACGCCACCTACGTGACGATGTCGCTCAGCGCCTCGCTCTCGAACGAGCGCCGACTCGTCTCCGGCGTCGGCACGTTGGTCAACGACGGCGGAGCCAACGGGGACGTCTCCATCGACAGCACGCTCCTCGTCGAAGACCAGAGCGGAACGACTCCGATCGAGCCGTGCGTCACGCTGCGCTTCGATGACGCGGACGGCTTCGTCGTCACCAACCCGGGCGGCACTACGACAGCGCGCGTCGACCTCGCGAACGTCCCTCTGACGGTCCTGTCCGGGCTGACGGAGCGGATCCAGGACGAAGTCGGCGCGATGATCGTCGAGGGCACCGGGATCGACGTTGCCTACAACGACGGCGCCGGCACCGAGACGATCTCGTTCGATCCCAACGAGACCGCGTTCGTCGACATCCAAGAGTTCACGGCGGACGGGACCTGGAACACCCCCACGGCCTTCACTGCTCGCACTGTGCAGGTGGTGCTCTACGGGCCCGGTGGAGGCGGAGGCTCGGGCGTCGCCCAGAACACCGGCGGCGTCGCGAGCTCTGGTGGATGTGGAGGCGGCGGAGGTTGTCGCGTCGAGCGGTTCTATCTCGCCAGCGAGGTCGGGGCATCGGCTGCCGTCGTCGTCCCGGACGGCGGGCTCGGAGGTGGCGCAGTCGCGGCCCTTGGCGGCTCCGGAAACCCTGGTGTTCAGGCCGCGGACACGACTTTCGAAACCGGCACGCTGTTGCTCACCGCATACGGCGGAGGCGGAGGCTCGGGCGGGGTCGGGAACTCGTCGCGCGGCGGCGGCGGTGGTGGTGGCATTGGCGCGCGCGGAGGCACCGGCGCGGGATCGCCGGGCACCGGTGGGTGCAGCGTCGCGAACATGGATCTCACGCCATCCGGCGGAACCGGATCGCGCGGCGGCACGGGCACGGGCCCGACGAACGCCGTCGGCACCGAGTACGGCGGCAGCGGAGGCGGTGGGAACACCGGCACCACGACGAATCAAGACGGCGGCAGCTCGATCTTTGCTGGAGCGGGTGGAGCAGCGGGCGGCGGAGTCTCGTCCGTCCCCGCGGTCAACACCGGCGGCACGGGCGGGACGTACGGGCGCTGGGCTGTCGGTGGCGGAGCTGGACCGGGAACGAGCGGCGCTGCTCCGACGGCCGGAAGCACGGGCGCCGGCGGGAACATGCTTCATGGCGGCCAAGGCGGTGGCGGTGGCGGGTCCACGCTCACCGGCGGCGTCAACGGAGCGACCGGAGGCGTCGGCGGCACGCACGGTGGCGGCGGTGGAGGTGGAGGCGGAGGCCGCTCGGCGACCAGCGGCTCCGGAGCAGGCGGTCGAGGAGGAAGGGGTCACGCCTACGTGATCTCGTACGGGTGAAGCCATGCCACTGCCAACGCAGACCATCGAGATTCCCCTCTCTTCCGGCCTCGACCAGAAGACCGGCGAGCTCAAGCGCGCGCCGGGCACGTTGCTCCGCGCGATCAACGTGGAGACGGACAAGGTCGGGCGGATCAACAAGAGGCGCGGGTACCAGTACGTGAACACGTCGACGGCGACGGTCGCCACGTTCTCGAGCGACGTCGTGAACACGCGGCTCGCGATCTACCGCGACGAGCTCGTGATCTTCACCTACGACACCGTCATGGCGCTCGGCAGCCGCCAGAGCCAGCTCCGTGGCGAAGACGCCGTGGTGCATCGCGGCCCGTGCAACCGCGGCAACGGCAGTGAGACGCACATCTCCACCTCACGCACGACGGGAGACACTTTCCAGTGAGCCTCGTCGACCTCGCACTGCTGTTCGCGGGCCACGATCAGGGCAGCGTCGCGGCGTTGTCGGCCGACGGTGAGTTCTACTACTGCACGACGTACCTCAACCGCGCGAATCAGCGGATCGAGGCTGTCGTCTCGGTGGTGCAGGAAGGGGGCGGCCTGTCCGTCGTGTTCCACTCGATCCTCGCCACCGCGACGGCGACCGAGATCACGAACACGCTCGGGCGCCCGCTCGACAGCCCGAAGATCCTCGCGAGCGGGACGACGTTCGTCGTGCACTGGCTGCAGGGGACGACCACCGACGAGAGCGCGACGAACTGCGCCCTCTTCCGCGCCACGATGGACATGACGGCGTTCGACGAGTCGGTGTCCACGGGCTGGACGCAGCACGGCTCGGTCGGCGTCTATCACAACTACGCGCTGTACGACGTCTGCCCGGTCGTCGGCCACGATGACTTCGTGGTCGCGCGCAGCACGTCGACGCCCGACGGAGAGGAGTTCACGGTCGAGCGCTTCGACGTCGCGGCCGGCTACTCGTGGCTCGACCAGGCATGGACCACGCTCGTCCTCATCCCGCACGCGCACACGGTGCTCGGCGTCTACGCCCACGAGGGCGACAACGACGTCCTGATCTCGTATCAGACCGTCGACGACGGGGGCACGCCGAACGACTACGAACTGTGGACGACCCACCTCGACGCAGACGACGGCAGCGAGGGTGCCGCGGTGCTCACCTTCGCCGCGTACACGGTGGGGTTCGACGATCTTGGCGCCGACTATGTGCAGGTCGGTCACGAGCGCGTCGGCTCGAACGTCGTCGCGATCGTCGCGGAGGCGCGCTCGAGGTTTGCCGAGGACGGCACGGGCTTCCTGCCCTGGTGTCACCATCTCGTCGCCCGCGCGGTGAACAGCTCCACGGCGGCGCGGACGGGGAGCGAGCACTGGGTGCCGAACCTGTCGATGTGCTCGAAGCCGTGGGCGTACGCGAACGGCACGACGACCGCCGGATCGGCACCGGATCTGTACGTGCTGGTCTCGTACAAGACGGCCTACCCGACGAACGACTGGGAGCAGTCGTACCAGTACGTCCTCAACCTCGACTACGCGCTCTGGAACGCTGTCGGCAGCGGCACGAATCTACGCCCTCGTCCGGTGCTGACGGTCAACTCCGCTGGCATCCCCGACGGTCGGCACAGCGGCATGCACCCGACCATCTTCGCGCCCGGCACGGAGGTGCATCCGTTCGCCTCGGCGAAGCGGGTCAATCACATCTCCGCCGTGGCCGGTGCGCCGCCGTTCGGGCCGCGGATCAAGACCCGCACGGTGGCTCGCGTCGCGTGGGCGCGGCAGGCCTCGTACGGCGTCGACGAGGACGGCGCTCCACTTGACTACCAGTCCAGCGAGATCCGGCCGGAGAACGCCGGCATTCGCCTGCTGCACTTCCACCTCGAGGAGCCGCAGACGATCTTCCGCGACGACTCCGATCCGACGCAGCCGGTCGACAACTTCTCGGGCGCGTATCCTCGCGTGTCGCATCAGGCGTTCGAGGCCGGGCGCGCGCTGTTCATCTCGGGCGGCACACCGGGCTCGTACGACGGGCGGCAGGTCGTCGAGTCAGGCTTCCCGTGGAATCCGGACGTCCCGCTCGTCGAGTCCACGGCGACGGGCTCGGGCGGCCTCGAGAACAACGCGAACTACACGTATATGTGCGTCTGGGAGTGGCCCGACAACGCGGGACAGTTCCACCGCTCCGGGCCCTCGCGGATCGTCACCGCGACGACAGGCCCGACGCACGAGAACATGCTGCTCTACGTCCGCGCGATGTCGCTGTCGCTGAAGGACAACGACCTGCAGTACGCGCTCGCGCAGTCCATCCAGCTGACGGTGTATCGGCTCTCCGATACGACGGGGCTTTTCCACCGCGTGTTCGGTGGCTCGGGCGGTGGTGATCGTCCGACGCAAGGGCCGGTGAACTACCTTGATCCGGCCACGCAGGGGCTGTACTTCACGGTCAACGACGGCGTTCCGGACTCGCGGCTGCGATTCCATCAGGTCGCGCCGCCCGAGCTGCAGTTCAACGACGACCAGACGGCGCTCGTCGGGCCCGCGGCGATCCCCGTGCCGGCGCTGACGTGCGCGGTGCTCTGGCAGAACCGGATCTGGGGCGCCGACGCGCTCGACCCCAGCGTGCTGCGCTACTCCGACGAGATCGCGATCGACGCGGGCTCGGCGAACTACCGCGCGCCGGTGTTCACGGGCGACCAGCAGTTCCGCATCGGCGAGATCGGCGAGATCACGGCCCTGCAGCCGCTCAACAACTACCTAATCGTCTTCACGGCGTCGGGAATCCACGGCATCGGGGCCGCCGACGCCGGCGATGGCCTGCTCAACGTGACGCACGAGCCGCTGCACTACGGCACCGGGTGCGTGAGCCCGCGATCGGTCGTCGTCGGGCCTCCGGGCATCTTCTTCCAGTCGGCGAAGGGCTACCACCTGCTCAACCGCGGCCGCGATCTCGAGTTCGACATCGTCGGGGCGCAGATCGCCGACGAAATCCGTGAAGCCGGCAACATCATGTCGGCGTCGATCTCCGAGAGCGAGCCGAAGATCAAGCTCGTCTGCAACGGTCGACCGGTGACGACGTGGACGACGACGTGGACCGTGGTCCCGGGCCTCGATCCGACGGGCGAGTGGCAGATCACAGCGACCGGCTTCGACGGCGTCGGGCAGATCGCGCTGCTCGAGTCGGATGACGAGCTGACGGACGAGCAGATCGCGAACCTGCTCGCGGTCGACATCCAGGCGCTCATCGACGACGAGACGCTCGACGGGGTCATCGTCTCGGTGTTCCCCGACGGCCCCGACGTCATCGTCGAGTGGGCTCCCGACGTGGTGCCCAGCTACACGGACTCCAGCCCCGGCGGGACGGCCCTCAACGGCGTCGACACCAGCGAGCTCGCCACGCATCCACGCGTGCTCGTGTTCAACTACTTCACGCGCACGTACTCGCGTGCCGACATCGTGCAGACCAGCACGAACGAGCGGCTGTCGGAGACCGTCGACGGCATCATGTGGCGCGGGCTCGAGGGCTACCAGACGCACGCGCTGCTCACCCAAGGTGCGCTGCTCATCGAGCGCGGCCCGAACGACCCGCTGGCGTTCACCGACCAGACGTCCACGGGCAACGTCGGGATCCCGATCGACGTGCAAACGAACTGGATTGCGTTCGCCACGGTCGGCAGCTGGGTGCGGATCTACACCATCGATATCCAGGGCGAGAAGCCGAACTACTCCGCTCTGAACGTGGACATCGACACCGACGTCAGCGGCGACCACTCGAACCCGGAGTTCGACACGTACGACTTCGCCTCTCCGGCGCCCGCGAACGGACGGATCCGTCCCCGCATCCAACAGCTCTCCAGTCTCCGCCTGCGGATCTACGAAGACGCCGGCGTGACGAATCCGGAGAACGTGTCGCTCACGGCGATCGTGTTCGACATCGGTGCCCACAAAAAAGCCCGCCGTCAACCCGACGCGCAGACAGGAACCTGAGATGGCAGACCAAGCATACGGCGGCATGGGAGCAGGCGGCGCGGGCGGTTACTACGCGATGACCGACGAGGCGCGGCGCAACCTCGGGTCGAATCCCAACGGCGCGACGAACGACTACAGCGCGCTCTCGCGGCAGATGCACGCGCCCGGTCTCGGCGCGCAGGCGGACATGCTCGAGATGTACCGCGCCCAAGCGCTCGGGCAGGGCCCGCCTTCCGCAGCTCAGCAACAGCTCGCCGAGAGTGCAGCGCAGCAACAACGCTTCGCGTCGCAGATGGGCGGGCAGGCGATGGGCGGCAACCTCGCGGGTGCGTACGGGCAGGCGATGCAGCAGCAGGCCGGCACGGCGCAGAACCTTGCGTCGCAGCAGCAGATGCTGCAGGCGGCGCAGATGCAGCAAGCATTGCAGGGCTACGCCGGACTCGGCATACAGATGCAGCAGCAAGGCCTCGGCTACGACCAGCTCAATCAGCAGCAGCTGATGGGCATGCAGGGCCTGCAGACGGACTGGTACCTCGGCGGTCGGCAGGCCGACATGGCGCAGCAGCAAGCGAATCAGGAGTTCAACATGGGCATGCTCAAGGCGGGCGCCGGACTGCTCGGTGGGATCACCGGCGCAGCTTCGGGGATGGGAGGGCGATAGGCCATGAGCTACCTCGACGGCAACCCCTACAAGTACCCCGGGCAGGATCCCGCGGCGTTCGACCAACTCGGCGTCGCGCGGCCGACGTACAGCGGGCCTGGGATCTTCGCCCTCGGCAACGCGCGCGACAACGCGTCGGCGGAGATGAGCGCGTATGGCATCGACGCGACGCAGGGCAACCCGTACGCCGAGTACGCTGCGCAGTCGCGCGGGCCTGGCCTCGGCGCGCAGATGGCCGCGATGCAGATGTACCGCGACGCCGCAATGGGCGGCAGGCCGAGCGTCGCCGACATCCAAACCCAGCAGACGATGGGCAACCTGCAGCGCGGGCAGATGGCCGCGGCGGCCGGCCTGCGCGGCGGCAACGTGGCCGGACAACAGGGGCGGATCGCGGCCGCCGGCGCCGGGATGCAGTCCCAGGCGGCGCAGGCCGGCGGGCTCGGACGGCTGCAGGAGCTCGGCGCAGCGCAGCAGGGCTACGCGGGGCTGGGCACGCAGCTCGTCGGCCAGGGCCTGCAGTACGACCAGCTCGCGGCGCACCAGCAGATGCAGGCCG